TGGCCATACCGCTCTGTCCTGACACTTCGCTGACCTCAATAGCATTACCTAAGGTCATAGCTGTAGTTCCGCTTACCTCAACAGCAGCAATGCCATATGTTTGAAGCCAGAAGTAGTAAGAAGCAGTTACTGGAATAGGCGTAACGCCAAGTGGCCCCGTTGACTGAGTGCCATCGCCATCAATGAGTTTTACTCCTGCATAAAGGTTTTGCCTTAATCCACATAAAGAAGAAGTGGTCAATGCAGTTCTTATTCCATCTTCTTCATCAAGCGTGATGATGACCGTGTTATCGGCAGATGCATCGTGAGCAGGATGCGACTTGATTCTATAGACTTCACCTTCGCCCGGCCCATCATTGAATATCAAGTATCCATCTGCATATTGGTCTTTGGTTAAGTCAGTAGTTGGTACTTCTATGCTAATTGTTGTGTCACCAACACTATGAGCAGCAGTAGCAGCAACATCCATATCGTGTGCAGCAACTACAACAGTACCGTCAACAATCTTTCCGGCTGTGGCAAGTGCCGTTCCGTCATCCCTTGCATAATAGAACACTCTGCCGTCTGGGGTAGTTGCTCTTGTTCCTAACTTCTGCTTTTGTCCAGAAGTTTCTACTTTTTCCATTCCATAAGACAAATTAACTGTTTGCGGAAAAGACATATCTAACCTCCTTAAAGGTTACTTATTACAGGGCTTACCCCTGCGATCAACCGTTATTTTTTAGAGGAAGAAGAGCCACGGTCAATCGTTACAGCTTCTTCTTTACCTTTTCTTTCTACACACCATATACAATTACAATGTTCATTAGGGGGATACGGAAAGAATCCTATCTTTGATTTTTTAATTACATAATCTGGGTTTCCCGGAACCCCCCGAACTTCTGTGCCATAAGGATGAACAACTTCTCCTTCTGCATTTAAGCCATCAGCATGTCTGTATAAGACTGTCTTTGGCTGCCATGTATCCAGATACTCCCAAGAATAGCCAATTCCAGTCAGCTCTTCTCTCATGCTTTTTCTATCCCTAAAGCTAACCATATTTTATACCTTAACTTGTCGCAGGAGCAGAAGCATCATAAGTAAGAGGTGCTCCTCGACTATCGTCTAGCTCAAAAACCCCGTAATCGGCGGTCATCACCACTTCAGTAGCCCTAAGAGAAACATCTCTCTGCCTCTCTGTTCTAGTATCTACTGAGTTAAGAACTACCAATGCGTCTTTAGCAGCTATGACACCAATAGCATCATCACTACTATCTATTGAAAGGTTTCCGTCTTCAAAGATTGGTACTCCATTAAGTGGTCGGAGCCCACTAAAGAAGTTGCCAAGCAAATCAGAAGACCATCCAGCAGGAACTGGATATGTAGTAGATGCTGTTACAGCAGTAGCAGCTATCTGATATACAGCATTAGGGTGCTGAAGGATATATACCTGAGAACCAAACTTATTAGCTTTAGTGTAGGCAATCGCACCAGCAATCTTAGCCAGCGTTACTGCTCCACCAGCAGCTCCAAGAGTTGTTCCTCCATTCAATCCAGAATACAGAGCATGTACATCTGTATCTTTCTTTCGGGCCATTCCATCACCGAGCTGTCGCCCTATGATAGAGAAGACATTCTGAGCCATCTGTCTTACTAGCTTATCCGTAAGAATAATTTTAGCTCCAACCTCACTAGCTGTGAGATCTACAGTAGTCATCCCAATCTCTTCTTCATCTATGATGTCTTGTCCATCGACAAGATCACTCATAGACATCTGACCAACTTTAGGAACTGTCACTGTTGACGATCCCTTTGGCAGATTCATGGACTCTATCAGTGCCATAGCTGGAGCATTGTGCTCCTCTGTATATCTAGCAGTGGCAATAATAGTCTTCTGTGCTTTCTCAAGGTTTCCTGTTGTTGCAGTTTGAGCCATTACGCCCCCCTATATTCCTAGTAACTTTGCTGCTGCAGCAGTTGCTGCATCAGATCTATCCCCTGCTAGATATGCGTCTAGCAATCTATCATCGTTTGTCGCAGCAGCAGGGCTAGGAGTATTAGTGTCAAACGATTGCTGTGGAGCTAATCGTGACTTTAATTCTGCTATCTCTTTTCTCTGCGACTCCATAGTAGATATAGTTTTAGCCATGTCTTCCATTTCTTTAGGATTTCTGGCTTGTTCTAAACTACCAAGAGTTTCAAGACCTAAATTATATTTCTTAGCGAAATGTATTGAAGCATTTCGCTTTCCTCTTTCTACGTCTACTTGCTGTTGAGCATTTCTTTGTTGTTGTATCTGGTTGACTCGCCCCTCAAGATGACCCATAGTTTGCTGTTTTGCTTCACTATCGGAATACCCCTCTCGTAAAAGTTTCTGCTCCATTTGAAGAGCTTCTTGTTCAAGATTGGAAATAATCTTGTCACGTTCTTGGATCGCCTCATATTCTCTTCTTTGGCGAGCAACTTCATCTTGTTGTTGTTGAAGAGTTGGGTCGGCGTTGGGAACAGGGGTAACGGGATCATCAGTTGGGGGAGACAGAGTAGTCTCAGGTGTGGTTGGAGCCGGAGGAAAGTCGGAAGCCACATCTGAAACTGGCTCTGCCTCCGTATCTGTCGGTCCATATTCTGTATATGTACTACCAATAGCACCTTCTGCTTGTTGCTCTTCTGGCTCTACTGGTATATCAGAATTGGTTGTCATAAGGTCTCCATGTATTTGAATTTAAACTCAATACTAACATATATTATATATTTCCTTACTGGCTGTCCAATATATTGGACCACTTACCTCTGTTTCTTAAGAAGTCAACTCTTGCTTCTTCTGCACGCTGCCATCTTTCGACAGTATTTCTGGACATAACAGTCTCGTATCCTTTAGGGTGTCGAGTATTAGATGTATTTCTAATAATAAAGTCTTTATATTGATTATAAGAATCTCCATTCGGAAGAGTCTTCTTATAGAAATTACGTTGTAATGCTTGTAGTCTTTCATAATCAAAAGCACCAGAATCTGGATCAGTTGCTTTATCATATAAGTTATACCATTCCGATAATATAAATTTCTTAGGGTCGTTCTTATCAAAAGTTTGATCGTCTTGGTACATACCAAACTGTTTATTTAATGATGCTTTCTGAGTAGCATGCTGTTCTTGAAGATCACTAAATTCTTGCCTAAGTACTTGTGCCCCACGCACTAAAAATCTAGGATACTTTCTAGGATTCATAAACTGTTTTAACAGTGCTTCTTCCCTCGAGAATCTTTCTTCGTCTAATTGCTTTATTGCTAACCAGTATTGGGCATCTTTATCTCCTTGCTTTACTTTCTCAAGAAGCATAGGGTCTAGCTCGTCTGAGAGGTATTCTCTTAATATTCTTCTCTCAAATGGTTCCATGTCTTCATAATCAATACCTACATGTTCCTGTGCGTATCCCCGTAGCATTTGGAATGATCCTTGTGGATATGCTCTGCCCCCAACGAATTCAACAAGTCCCTTTATAGCTCTCTGTTGAGGGTTACCACCTTCAAGAACTACGGCCTGTGCCCATATAGGCATCGTCTTTGGAGCTATTTCTTCTTTAGTAAAGTTTATTATGTGGCCCTTTATATCCCAAGGAGATCCACCGTATACAGGGTCTCCCATATAAGTTCTTCCTGAAAGGATATCAATCGCAGATCCTACAACTGGAGATGCGTTACCTCTTACGAATCGTATACCGGGATTGTCCATGCTAAGAGTAAATAGATCTATAGGATCATCTCCTGATCCAGTAGCATAGATTCCTCCTCCAAGCTTGATGAGAGATCTTACTTTAGATCCAACTCCAATATTAGTTCCACCTACATTCCAAGTCATAAACATAGGGCTAGTGGGATTAAAGTGTTCTGCTACCTCTTCTGGATCTTCTCCTTTCGCAAAAGATATAGCAACAGCCATTGCCATAATACTTCCTATACCAGCAGCCAGTGTCTTTCTGGCTTCATTCCCTCTTATATTTCCACTAAAGACATCTCCTAACATTGCTGCTATAGCCCTGTTATATCTTGGAGCGAGCAAAGCTAGAGTTTCTAATTGTCTTTGTTTTGTAGAAACACCCAGCCTAGCTGGATTAGCAAGCCCTCTAAACTCATTAATAAAGTCATCTATCTGCTGTACGTCTGCATGATGAGAATATCGCCCTTCAAATGCCTTTGCCATTTCGATACCAGCTACATCTAATGCTGTTTCAAATCCTGACTGTGCCCTCTTTAGAAGTCCTACATATGTCCTTCCTGCCTGTGGAAGACCGGGTACTCTCTCTAATACTTCTTTTGAAACTCTTATTGGTTTAGTTCTTACAAATCCAGCATTAGCCATTAACCTAGTAAATTCAGTAAACTCTGTTCCTCCAGTAGATATCATCATGCCGGGATGTTTTGATAAAAGCTCCCTATGGTTATGTATATAGTTCTGATGGAATGTTGGGTCTACAAATGCAGAGACAAATCCCTTCATAGCTTTAGCCATAAATAGTGGATTCCTAACTGTCTGTCCCCATAAGAACAAAAGCTGTATTCCGAATGCTGACATGTCACCAGCTAATTGGAAGAACCTAAACATAGAGTTAGCAGTATTAATAGAATTTAAAGCCTCACTAAACTCCCTGTTGTCTACCATTGCCTGACCAATAGCTCTCTGAACATCTATGCCACGCATCTTAGATCCGTCAGGTTTTCTTAAACTTAAAGGCTGATCCTTAGTAAAGAATTTACCGGCAAAGGCAGGAACCTGTTGACCCAAGCTACCTTCAAATAATTTTGGTTGTTCTAGTCTAAGATTTGAAATCTCAAGATCTATTTCTGCCTTCTCAGCTTTTAATGAATCGACAAGACCTCCACGATAATAAGTAGTTTGCTTTCCACCTGAAGTAGTTCCTATAACAGGCTTGCCTCTAACAAGTTCTAGTATTTCATCTAATGCTCCAACCCTATCAGCTACAAGAATACTGGTAGCTGATTTACTCCATGTGTACTCAAAGGTTCCATAGGCTTTATAGTTTGCATAGGCTTCGGCAACCATATGCTTTTGAAATCCTAGATCTCCTCTCATTTTATTTAATCTCTGATATAACTCTGAAGGTACTTGCATGCCAGCTTCTGTTATATCATCAATTTGCTGCTCTAATTCTTGAACTCTTCGGAAGAGAGCCTTAATCATTCCTTTCTGCGGTACAAATGTACTAGGTTGGTCTTCTGCAATACGTCCAGCTTTTATAAGTTGCTCTAGTGATATTGCAGCAGTATCACCAAGCATACCCTCTATCTCAGGTAGCATATTCTCAATAGACTTGCGAGCCTGTGCTGTTATTTGGCCACCACGTTTAGCTCTCTGTATTTCTTCTATTAGTGTTTTTGCAGCAGCTAATCGTTTACCAGCCAATCCTCTGCTTTGTATTAATTCTTCAGGAGCACCAGTTGTTCTGGTAGAAACTACATTGTTAACAATATGGTCAACTGCTCTCTTGTCAGCTACTCTTCTATAGGCAGCCTGTAGGTTCATTAATAGTGCTTCATCATCATCAAGATATCTATATCCAGCTTCTATAGCTTCTTCGGCAGTCTCAAAATATCTTTCCTTTTCTTGAGCAGATCTTGTTCCGGGTCTGCCCGGCCCGGCTACAACTCCGATATCTACATACTCACCATCAACAAATACACGACCCATTAATCTACGACCAGCGTAATGTCCACCTTCTGTTACAGCGAGTTCATTAATGTCTATACCTTCTGCTCTAAACATTGCCAGTTTTGCATCTTCAATAGCATTAGCAATTTGAACCCATTCTTTCTGAGCTTCACTTAAAGAAGATTCATATTCTGAATAGTTAGAACGTATATCATTTACGTTCTTACCTCTAAGTGGACCTTCTGCAATTCTTCCTGTATCGTCTAGTTCGCCAAAGACTTTACGTTGAGAACCCAGCCTAGATAATCTTGTGAAAGCAATTTCTGCTTTCTGTTTACCCTCTTCTTTAAGCATGGCATGTGCAATTAATGATTTAGATAGTGGATCATTTGCTGCACTGGCAGGATTTAATCTACTAATAATATGTTTAAGGCCCGGAGTCTGAGCTAATCTCCGATAGTTATTAACAATAAAGTTAGCACTAATAACATTCTCTATATTCTGTAACGAAGATAAAGATTCAATGGGAGGAGTAACTTGCCCTGCTTCATCTATTCCTTTAGGCGGTGTCCCTTCGTCATCGACAATCTTATACAGTCGGTCCTGTGGCATAACTGACCACAATCCATCTTCATCAACTTCTACATAAGGACCAATAGGGTCATAAAGAAATTTCGGACCCTTTACATAACCGGGAGTTCGTGTCCCTGTTACTCTAGTAAGTTCTCTTTCTATTCTGGCTTTATTAGGAATCCCTTGAGGTCGCCTGTCTGAAGGATGAACAAACTTACTTTGACCCCTATTATAAAATTCAGCTTTCCTTGAAAGTTTTTTCCAAGCAGTTGAAGATTTTGATTGAGACTCTTTTACTATAGCTCCATATATATTATCTACAGAAGACTTTGGATGTTTAGCTAAGTATTTTAATATGTAATTACCAAGGAAGGTAGGTTTTCCTGCTTCTCTGTATGCTTTAGGATCAATAACTTGTGGCTTGGGAGGATCTAAAGAATCAACAGCTCTCTTCTGATGCCAGCTAAGTTTTGCATCATGGCTAGGCAGATTAATGATAGCAGGATCTGTGGCTTCTATACTTGGTTTAGGTCTATCTTCATGTCTTAGATAAGATTCAACATCTTTTTTATGAATACGATATTCGGTCCTCACTCTTCCAGTGCTACCAGTGATGCGTGTTTTAGTTACATATCCTGCCTTTAACAATTGAACCTTTGTAAGATTATGTTTTTCTAATAGCTTCCCTACCGACCTAACTGCTCTTACTCTTTTCCTAATAACTTCATCGGGCTCAAGGGCTAACCTATCAACAGTAGTATGATACTTTCTATATAACCTATCAGGATCTTCTGGAATCCTGACAGTCTTATTCTTATTACCAAAGAAAGCATTGGCTGTAGCTTCTTCATGTTCAAGAACATTATTCTTAATCTTTCTATTAGATGGAGTTACAGGTCGAGCTAGGTCATCGAACATTGCCTTTAACTCAGGACTTAGGTTCTCTTCAAGTTCTGTACCTCTAATAGACCTGTATGTTTTAATAAGCCAATCTTTAAATACTTCAAATACATTTTTAAGTTCTCTAGTCTTGGCATATCCAGTAGTAACATAGAGTTCAAAGGCATCAGCAAATGCCTCTTCCCCTTCTCTAGTCCAGATATTTTTATTATCTAAAGCGTTAAATACCTCTGGCCCCATTGAAAACTCACCAGCAACTTTTAATTGCTCGTTAGTTAAG